TGTCCAACCCTTACAGCTCTAGCCGGTGACCTAATGACCTAACCCGCTAACCGTTAAGCTCTAAGCCCTAGACATATCCGGGCTAATTGTCTACCTTGTTAAGAGCTGCGACGCCTAAAGAATTAAGAGCTTAGTCTTGCAATATAGGGCATAGTACGACACAATAAAGCTATTCAACCGGCAGCTAGTCGGCTAAATGGTTGAATATTCAACTACCTAAAGGAGAATAAAGAATGAATAAAATGCAAGAATTACGCGGTGAAATACGACAATTGCTAAATGACACTTTAGTTTTCGCAGCTGCTAACCGTAACGATTTTGAGGTGGCAGATTACGCAGCTGCTAAAGCTGCTATCTATCGTGAAATGCTCGAACTAATAGCTAAGGTGGACAACTAATGCAAGACACTAAAAAAACAGTGCTATTCATTAAGAATTGCTTACGTGAAGAGGGTTACTCTAAAGAGCTAATCTCTTACCTATTATCTACCTATGACCTAGAGAGCTTTATGCAGGATAACAATATGAATAAACTCTCTATGACCTCTCACCTACTAGCTCACGCACGCCATATTCAACAAGCTGCTAGCAACTACTAAAGGAGACTAAACTAATGACTACATACGACGAGATTATGCAAGAGATTAAGCAAGAGATTGAGCAAGGACAAGATTTAGACTCTATTAAAGACCGCTCTTATGAGCTTGTAGATAATTACGTACCTATCTACAATAACCGCGTAATTGAAGAGTGGACAGTTATGCCCGGCGATTACGATAACCGCGGGAGTGCAGAATTAGGTCATAATTGCGAGGAGCTAAGTATCATTAACCTAATGATGGCGGACTTATACCTTTACTATCAAGACCTAGTAGCTCTTGTGTTAGATGACTTAGAGCAAGAATTAGAAAGTGTGGAATTATGAGAGAGCTATCTAAGCGCGGTAACCTTGTCGCCGGTGTAGTAATCGGTCTACTAATCGCCGGGCTATTCTGGCTTAGCGGTAACGTGTGGTACGTACCCGGCGAGGGTTATTGTATCGGCACACTAACAAGCTGCTTTCACTAGGTAGGTGACTATCCTTTACCGCGTAAGCGGTAGAGGGTAGCCGGTACCTAGCCGGATAATTAAGAGAATAAGGGTTGAATATGACTACAGTAGAAGAGAGCAAGACCCTAACCGATAGCGTGAGCGTGCAAGCTCTCGCGCTCATTGAATTGTTAGAGGGAGCGGGCACGCACGCGGACAAGGGAAAGAGCGCGTTACACGCGCTTAATTCTGTACAGTTAGAGGGAGAGGGAGCGGGCTACCTAACCGCACGCGCTACCGATAGGTACCGATTGATAGAGGGTAAGATAGAGGTAGAGCACGGGCAGCTATCGCCTACCCTTATCTCACTAGACGATAGTAAGAGAGTAATAGAGTTATGTAAGAGTAACAAGGTTAGCCTTGTATCACTTAACCGTATCGGTGACTTACTTACCGTGAGCGTAACCGGCAGCTCAATTACTATTAAAGTGTTAGAGGCTAACTATCCGCCTAGCTTTAATGACCTACTTAACAAAAGTGAGAGAGAGCCACTAGGCGAAATCGCATTCAACCCGGCACTATTCGCCGATTATGGCAAGATAGCCGGTAAAGGTAACGCGGTACGTGTAGAGTTTATGGGTAAGGGTAAGCCTATGATTATTCACTTACCGGTTACTAAGGTTGAATGGCGCGCTTTACTTATGCCTATGCGCGTAATCTAATAGTTTAGTGGTGTAGTATCGTGCTCTACTATTACGGTAGAGTACGGTACTATCTTACTAAATTAGTAGGATAGATAGCGAAAGGGTTAGAGCTATGACAGTAGAGAGAGTAAAGCATAGTGGCGCGCTAGTCGTGTCCCAATTTATAGGCGAGGGAGCGGGAGAGTATTTATTTACCCGCACTTATTACGGTTACACGCTAAAGCAAGCTAAAGCACAATTCAAGCTAGCAATAGAGAGAGAGGGAGAGTAATGAGCGTAGACGTAGTGTTTTGGTATGCGGAAGAGATAGTGAATAAAGCCTATTTTACCGCTGAAAGTAAAGAGCAGGGAGAGTATTTAATGAAACAATTACAAGACGGAGAGATTACAATAGAAGACCTCCCTGATTTTTATTCTAAAGTAAAGAATTATGAAACTACCATTGATGAAGCTCAATTTTATTTAGAGGGAGAGGTAGCGTAATGACTTTTGTAGTTGTATGCACTAAGTGTTGGCAAAATACTAAATATGAGGCACTATCGGATACTAGAGGGTTAGCGTGCGATAAGTGTGGTGAGTCACTATGACTTATGACTACCGGGTTACTTTCGTAACCGACTACTTAACTATCACTACTAATGTATGCCTAGAGCTTGATGAGACTACCGGTAATTGTAGCCCGGAAGCCTACGAACAAGCCACTATCAACGGTATGAATAATATAGAGGACGAAATAGGCAAGATAGACGAGACTATTATCAATGACATAACTGTCACTTTATTACTAGATGATGAGGAGGTAGAGCTAAATGAAGGATAAGTGTAGATATTGTGGCTTACGCGGGTTAGTGCTCTCTACTATCAACGCAGACTATTCCTGCGAGCATTGTGGAGAGTGGCAAAACGCGGTACTTAATAGCGCGTGGGAGGTAGTCGAATAATGAACTGTAATCACGTTTGGACGTTTATTGACGCTTGCTGCGCTGGGTGTTCAACCTGCGGAGCAGAGAGTTATCACGGTGAAATAGTGAAAGAGGGAGAGTTATGAAAGATAAGTGGTTAGTAACAATAGAAATAGAGACTTATGACGGTGACCCGAGAGAGTGGGCGTGGCCGATAATTCTAGGTGGAGATGAGAGCAAGGTAATTGAAAGTCAATTCAAGGGTAGAGTACTACCCACTAATGAGGGAGAGAATAAATGAAGTGTAGAAAATGTAAGCAAGAGAGAGAGGGCGGTATCGTGGACAAGATAGTCTTGTGCCACGCTTGTTACATCAACTTAGGAGGAGCTGATGAATAAGTGGACAGTATGGGTAGGCGGTAGCGAAATGAGTAGTAATCTATTATCACACTCACAAGCTCTTAAAATTGTTAAGGTATGGAAAGAGTTAGGTTATGAAGATGTAGTAGTGGAGGAGGTTGCATAATGAACAGAGAATACTTAGAGGCTAAGTTTAACTTATGCCTTGATGAAGCCGAGAAAGATATTCAGCAGCAGGAGATAGCGCGAGCGATTAAGAACCTAGAAAGGGCGAACTCAGCTATGGCTCGCTTGTTTGGTTTGAGGGAGGACGAGAATGAATAAGTGTGCCTATTGTGGCTGGGAGGACGCGGATACCGGATACTTTTGGTATTACGCAGGTAATAATTACTGTTCATTACACAAGAAAGGGAGAGCTACAAGTGAATAACCTATACACAATTCACCCTAAGAAGTCTGAACTAATCTTGCTATATGAGGTAGTGGGCGAGGACGGACACGCTGAATGGGGAGGAGGGGAAGCCGGTCAATGTATGCAATGGCTCGACCACTCACCTACCGCTAAGCGTGTGCTGGTATCTGCCTGGGATAGTGATGAGGAGGACGCTCACCTGGTAGGGCAGACCATAGACATAACCGAGATAGTAATGGCAGCTAGATTATGAGCCTAGTGTTAGGTCTAGTGGTAGTAATGCTGGTAGTCTATGGACTTATTGTGTGGGAGGACAAGATCAATGGAGAGTAAACAAGTAAGCGGGAGACAATCTATCCACTACCGTAATTATAGAAGGGCAAGAGACAAGGCACTCGTGCGCCTAGCACACCTATACCCAGACACATACAAGCAGTTGCTTGATGAACAAAGGAGTTTCGATGAGCAAGAGGGCAAGAGTTGGATTATTAACACTGATAGTAGGCTTACTATTGCTGTCCATACACGAGCGAACGCCGTCCCTGCATTTACCGGTAGTACCGGAGATGAAGGCGAGAACGAAAGCTACAATGGAGGAGAAGCGTGAGAACAAGACACTTACAGTTAGTTTCCTCAACGCACTCGGTTACAACGACAGTCAGATCAAGTGTGCCATCACCTTATGGACCCGTGAGAGCAGGTTTGACCACCTCGCAGACAACAAGCGATCAACAGCTTACGGAATTGCTCAGCTCCTTGGAGAACGTAGTAGCCAACCTGAATTACAAATCCTTCGAGGTGTACGATACGTTATGCACCGCTATCGAGGCAGTTTCTGCAGCGCTAAAAGACACTCAGACCACAAACGCTGGTACTGAATAATCTTGCTGGGTTTCTAACCCTTTCCTGGCAAAACAAAAAGCCCTCGCCATAACTGGCGGGGGCTTCTTGCTAGCACTCACCAGCGGAATTGCTGGAAGAGAACTAAATTATAGCTTACGCAACCACACTTGTAAACCAGATCCAAGTACCTCGTACTTACCAAGGTGTCGCTCTAAGAACAGGTCAATGCCTAGCTTTGGACGCTTGTGTGGGGGCAAGTGAGAACCCCACGTGTAATCATCAAAGGCCATAATGCCACCAGATTTTAAGAGTGGAAAGGATAACTCAGCATCCATTAATACACCTACTGTTGTATGGTCTGCGTCTATATAGATAAAGTCCCAATGCTCGCCTAATGGTCTATCGCACCCATACTGTGCAAGCAAGTAACCAGTAGTATCTGTTCGGCAGATGTTTACTTTATAATCTTTAATCTTATCAGCGTATGTCTTGTAGACATCATCAAAGTCCATAGATTTATGTGAATCTTCATCACTGCCTTGCCAAGTATCAACATCAGTAAGTCGTGTGTTGCTTATGTTCTGTAGCATCCAGATACTTGCATCGCCTGTGTACACACCAAGTTGGAGAAAGCGTAGATCACGCTTACCTGCAAGGGGACTAAGGAACTGTTCAAAGTTTGGCTGAGCAGTTTGAGCAAACCAGTTGGGGTACTTATCCACCGTTGACATAAAATCCTCCACCCTTGAACTGAATACCAGGTGCATCAAACTTACGGATCATCTCTATGTGGCACTCGAAACAAGAAGGTGAACGTGGTTCATCGTGGATGCTGCGCTCAATGGTCATCTCTGTGTTGCAATCAGGGCAACGATAGTCATACTGCATCTTGATTTTCCTCTTTCAACCTAGCGTTCATAACAAGAACTCTATGGTCGCACCCGCTTGCTGGGTCGTACCACACATCACATACAGTACAGATCATAGCTGCACTCCTTCATCAATCGGTAGATAACCTACTAACTTACTTACTTTATTAGAACGTGCAAACTCTGTAGTCGCTGGCATCCAATGGCTCAGCCATTCAGGTTCAGGTACATCCATCAGATCAAAAGAAAAGACACCCTTGGGTGTCGAGTTAATGTAGAACGGGATGAGATCTCGCTCTGCTGCCTGCGTTATCAGCTTACGATACTTCATCTCTTCAATCAGTAGCGTATCGTAGTGAGTGTAGCGACACTTCAACTCTATGTAATGACCTGCCTGCACGCTGATGCAGTCAAAGGAATCATAGATACCTTCAGACTTAACAAGGTCTGGATACAAACTCTCTTTGAGGTATTCAAATAGTTCTAGTTCTTTCATTGCCACGGACTAGGACCTCCTAGTTGTTCAATGAGTCTGCGTAGTGCGTGTTGACATCTGCGATCTGCAGTAGAGATAGCGCACTCTAACTGTCCTGCTATCTGTTGTAGTGTGTAGCTATCGAAGTGACGCAAGCGCAGTAGCAGTTGGTCTTGTACATCTAACTTCAAGTAGCAACGCTTTATATCAATCAAGGTAGCAAGCAGGTTGCCACCTTCTGATGGGCTGGACTTACCCTTGGGCTGTCCATCTTGAATCATCTGCTGTATCTGTTCTAGTACTGTGCCATCTACCACCGATGCAATAACAAAGGGCAGTAGCTGACCTAGCCCTGCGCTTTCATAGTAAGCCTCATCAGTTGTCTGATAGCCAGACTTCAATGCCTTCTCTTTGCGAGCATAACGTTCTGCCACACGCCTCATCTGATAGGCAATGCGAGACTCATTGTGCTTACGCTTTTCCTCATCAGGTTCTAACATCTGTTCAGTAATGTATGTTGCGCGACCAGTAGCCCACGCCATACACTCCTGTTTGATGTCATCTTTTTCGACATAGTTCTTATACCTGCGATGAATAGTTGTAGCCACCACCGGCACTAAGTCATAGACAACAGGGTGTAACTCAGTCATTGTCCTGTACTTCAGGCCAGACACCATCTAGCACCATCATTGCAATGGCTGAGTAGTTGAGTAAATCTAAGAAAGAATCACGCAGTGACTCATTGCTTGGATTAACACCTGAGTCAAGTAGGTTATTGATGCGAGCTATCTTGTCCCACATACGTACACGCAGACCATTAAGTGGTCCACCTGGTGAGTGAGCAATGTTCTTTGGGCCGTAGTCGTGGTGCTTACGCACCAATAGATTGCCAGCTTGATCCATAATACGCCAGACATCAGCAATGAAAGCAGCATCTATCTTGTCGGTGTAGGGCGCAAGAGAAGTGTCTCTGTTTCCATATTGATCTCCAGGATCTGGAAGCCCATATGCTGCAAAATCTGTACCATTTGTAGCCATTCGTCTTTACTCACCCTTCGATTCACCCACTAGCAAAGCACGTGTGGCATCTGCCCCGTGTGCTAGGTAGTAGTCATTGATGTCCATACCTGGTGGTAGTGTAACAATAACTGCGTTCAATACCTCGTTAGCAACACGCTTAGCAAACTCAGCTCCAGGATTAGAACCATCCTCCTTGATGTCATTGTCACCAACAACATAGATAGTTTCGTACCCCGCAAATAGTTTAGGAAAGTGTGCCTTCCAAGCAGCAACTCCAGGTACACCCACTGCTGGAATGCCTAGCATTCCGCTAGTAATAACAGCATCTAGTTCACCTTCACACACCACGATATGCGGTGAATCTAAAGTGATATCACATACGTTATACAGGTGTGCCTTCTGCCCTGTTGGACTGCCATACTTGGGCTTGCCATCATCTATACGTCTGAACTTAAAGCCAACACAACTACCACTGGCAGTGATGTATGGGATAGACAGCCATCCCTCGTGCATCTCGTGACCATTGAGTGGGTCAGTGACAGTGCCTAGCTGGAACTTAGCAGCTACGAGTTCAGATATCCCACGTTCTGCTAGCACGCTTAGCACCTCTGGACTTATTGCCAGTGCGTAACGCTGCGCCGCTTCCAGCAGCAATTTCGATTGCACGTTTGATGCCATCTACGAACTCCAAATTCTCTAGTATGCAGACAATGTTGACTGCATTACCACCTTTACCGCAGGTCTGACAGTAGTAAAGGTTCTTATCTGCATTGATAGAAGCAGATCTATGCGAGTCATTGTGCATCAAGCACCTGACTCTTACCTCACCTGTGCCACCGCGTACCTCACCACCAAAGAAACTAACAATAGGTTCTATTGGGATTGAGTTTGCTTCAACACGCTTGCTCTTGTATGCCCTGGACCAGTCTTGTGCTGACATACACACCCCTTATCATCGCACTTGTCGTGCCAATTAGATGCTCGCTTGTAGTGAGTAAGTGTGTTCTCTTCCCCAGCCTTATGACAGTTCTGGCAGATCATCTTCTATTACCTCTTCCACTGGTACCACTTCTGGTACAACTTCTTCTGTCCACGTTTCTGTGCTTGTAATTTCTCCACCTGGTACTGGCATTACTGTTTCTCCTTTAACCATTGTGCTAGGTCTTGAATGACCCAGGCTTGTTCTATTGAAGCGTTGCGACGCTTAACTACAACATAAGACAGAGGGACTTCCCCAAGTTCTCTTGCCTTCGCGTAGTTAAGCGCCTCAACTTGTGCTTGTCGCCAGAACTCAGGCAGGCTGAGCTTGGCTGTGTTCTTGAGTTCTAGCACGTACGTCTTCCCCGATACCACGCACACTAGATCCCCTTCGTCGTCCTTGCCTGCCAGCCGTAATCGTTCTGCTAGCACACCAAGACCACGAAACCATTTCATTACATCAATCTCAAAGGCAGCACCTTTGGCTTTGTTATACTTCGGACTGCTCATCTAGCTTTACTTTGTTAACTGCATAGACTTGAACACCATCTTCTTCTTTAACTTCTACTATGCCTGCTTGAATTAACAAGGAAGCAAAGGCTGCAAAGTCTTTCTCTAATTTCTGAATGCGATTCTTTACGTACTGCATCTCTGTGTTAGCCAACGTTGTAACCTCCCTGGTATCCAGCCATAGCATCTCTCCTTAACATCCAACCAAACTCATCTTGGTCACCGATCTGACACGCTGCATAGTTTACTAGAAGCGTTGCATAATCGGAAGCATCTGCTGTATGTGGCCCAAAGCGGTTCTTCACAGCAGCTACACCCAAGGTGTTCTGGTTGGGATCATAACCCAGTGTAAGTATCAGTGCAGGTAACTGACTGACCTTACCGTGAATAGCACGTCGTGCAGGTGGCTTGCTTGGGGAACCATACTCTGATTGCTCAGAGACGTGGTGTAGTACAAGTACACAAGCCTCAGTCTTACGTGCCATATCGTGTAACTCCATCATAATTGCACGCAGCCCTGACCATTCGTTGTCTGTCTCTGCTGCCACGTTCATTAGGTTATCTATGATGATAAGTTCCGGCGCAATTCCGTAGAGTTCTACGTATGCTCTTATCTCTAGTTCAAGATCATCTATTGAAGGTGACGAATCAAAGACCCATTTGATGTGGTCTATCTTTTGGAAATGCTGGTCATAGTAGTGACTACTCCCAGCCAAGTTGTTCTCAACAGTAATCTGTGAATGACCTGATGTATGCGAAGCTGCTCGCATCATCACGGTGGCTGTATCAGTATCGGCTGAGAAGAATAATGTAGGCACATTTGCTTTGATTGCATAGATCAATGCAAACATTGACTTACCAGCATTAGGTGCTGCTGCAACCATACATACTTGCCCACGTCGAAACTTAATCTGCTTGGCAGCTAAGCCAGTCCATACGTCAGGTAATGGTGTGGCTTTGGTAAGCACACCACCCCACGCACGGGATAGATTAAGCAACGTTATCCTCCTGATTGATTCTGATACCTCTTTGACGTCTGATACGTCTGCGGTCTGAGTCTGCTAGACCACCCCAGATGCCGTGTATTTCCTTGCGGATACCCCACTCAGCACACTCAGTCTGATGAATACAGGAATGACAAATAGACTTAGCAAACTTTGCATCTGTTTGGCTAATGCCACCCTGTTCTTTTTCAGGGAACCAAAAGTCCCCACCTACTGTTGCACAACTTGGCGACTCAAATTCTTCTGGTCGCCGCACTAGTTAGCGAACCCAGATAGGTTCGCACTTGTCTGCTGCACCCTTTGGTGCTGCACACATATAGCCCTTCCAAGGTTTGCCTGCTGCGTTCACGCCTTCACGATATGTCATTGCACCGTGGCGACAAGCATTGCTACTACTCGTTGGTGCTGGTGCTGATTGCACTGGGCTTGCATTGAATGACTGTGCGATTGCGTCTACGGTTGGGGCCGGTTGTGTTGGAACGCCGCCAAGTTCTTTTCCCGTTGACTTAATAAGCGTTGCAACCATAGACAGATCTGTTAGACCTGTCTCTAATTCTGTAACTGTTGATGCGTACAAGTTGATAAGTGTTCCATCATTTAACTTGTAGTTGATCTGATACTTAGTTCCTTCTGTAGCCATTTACTTTCCTCCACTTTGTTTAACAGTTAGTCGCTGACTTTCAGGACCAACTTTTTTAGGGACAAACCCTAATAGTTTTTCTACCTGCTCACTGTCAACTGACTCACGCCCTTTAACAGTTGCCCAACTTACTTCGATACCTGAATTAGTAGTACCTATTACTCCTTCAAAAGATGCCTTCAAAGAATCCTGATGTTTCTCTAGCTCTTTAATCTGCGCTGCTAACTGTAAGTACAACAGTGCATTCTTGTCAACATCTGCGTCAGCAATGATTACATCACTGACTGACGTACGTTCTTTTTTTAGACCAACGCATCCCATCTGCCCAGTTGCGTCATAAAACTTACAGTAGTGCTGACAGTAACTTGCATCCTTCTCAGGTGCTGGTACTTCTTTTGCTTCCTTAACAGCCGCTAGCCAACCGAGTGCTTCAAGTGCGATTGATTCGTCATAGTTCTCAGTATGAACCTTGACGTCTCTCTCATCGCCGTCCCTTGCGATAGCCACTAGAGACACTCGGTTGACCGCATAGCCGTTATTAGCTAGGAGGTAGCCATATAGCTGTACCTGCCACCGTTGTTGCATTGATGGAAAGTAAGAAAGGTTCCGGACCTTGCTTGTCTTCCAGTCAATAACATCACCAGTACTTGGTACGAAACAGTCAATGTGTGCTTTCATTCCATTGTATTCAACTTCAGTTTCAATCAATACATCTGGGTTATCTGCTAACGCTCTTTCAATTTCTGCGTGAATAGCAGTACCCATAATAGCAGCGAGCTTTAACTCGTTCTCGTTAGTTTCAGGTTGATTGTTAAGTCGGTACCACACCTTACGGCGACAGCCACCTACCTCTGATGGACCAATCTGTACCTGTGTAGATCGTGAACGCTTTGCATCACCTGCACGTAGTGCAGTCAGCAATAGTTCTTTTGGATCTGTCACTTCTTGTACTTCCAATCCACCCATATTTCAAACGCCCTACCGATAAGAATACCTACCGCTATGCCAATCATAAACGCTGTCATTTTGTCATTGGAAGTTCTATTGTTACAAAAAAGAACAGTAAATCAATGGTGATATTAAACTTATCAATATGCAGACCAACACCCACTTGCTTAAAGTTATAGCCGTAAGTCAGCCATACTTTTCCTAAACTTT